AGGGATGGCCAGCGCGAAGACCTTGGTCAGACTGTCATCCGGTTCGACGCCGAAGGGTGGCCCATCGGGTGATGTGACCGAAAAGCCACACCCACGGGGGCTATGTCGGTCTCTTCGGGCATCGACCGGCGGGAACCGGCGATGGACGAACGCGCACGCAAAACCACTTGAAAAGTTGAGATGAGGATTCGATGGCAAATCCACGAAACCCCCTCGCCAAAGCAAAGGCAGAGGGGCGCGATGTGACGCATTCCTCCCGCTACAAGGATCGGAAAGAGCCGAAGGTCAACGCCGATATCGGCAAGGCACCGAAATGGATGAATGCCGATCAGAGCAAGGTTTGGAATTTGTTCTGCAAGGAACTGCCTTGGCTGAATGGCTCGCATAGGTCGCTCTTGGAAATCGCCACCACGATCCGAACTCGCGTCATCGCGAATGAGGAAGTCGGCGTGCAGGCGCTGAACCTTTTACGGCAATGCTTAGGCCAGATGGGTGCCACGCCTTCGGACGCGACGAAGGTTTCGATGCCGGATGACGGCGAGGAAAAGGATGATCTCGTAGATGACTAACACTCCCGCGCTCGACCGCGTAAATTCTTATGCGCGTGCCGTGCTCGATGGTGTTGAAATTGCGGGGCCACACGTTCGCAATGCCTGCCAGCGTCATTTCGATGATCTGGCGCAAGCGCATGAGCGCGGCTTTTTCTGGGATGACGCAAAAGCTCACAAGGTGATGCGGTTTTTCGAAGAACGGTTGAAGCTCAACGACGGCCAGTTCGACGGTAAACCGTTTAAGCTGCATGCCTCGCAGGCTTTCAAACTTGGTTCGCTCTTCGGATGGGTCAACTCGGAAGGCAAACGGCGATTCCGCCGCGCCTACATCGAGGAAGGCAAGGGCAACGGCAAGTCGCCGTTTGCTGGCGGTGTCGGTCTGTACGGTCTGATTGCAGATAAGGAAGCTGGCGCCCAGATTTATGCCGCTGCCGCTAAGAAAGAACAGGCTGGCATTCTTTTTCAGGACGCCGTCAAAATGGTCCGCGCTGCTCCTGCGCTGGTCGAACGGCTGAAGTTCAGCGGTGGCATCGGGCGCGAGTTCAATATCGCGCATCACAAATCGCAATCGTTCTTTCGCCCGATCTCGAAGGATTCCGGTAAGTCCGGCTCGGGTCCGCGTCCGCACTTCGCCCTTTGCGACGAGGTGCACGAACATCCAGATCGCTCGACGATGGAAATGCTTGAGCGCGGCTTCAAGTTTCGTCGTCAGCCTCTGCTTTTGATGATTACGAACTCGGGCAGCGACCGAAACAGCATTTGCTGGGAAGAGCACGAACACGCCGTCAAGGTAGCCGCTGGTACGCAAACACCAGACGAAGACTTTGCCTATGTCGGCGAGATGATCGATGACACGACGTTTTCCTACGTCTGCGCGCTGGACAAGGGCGACGATCCGCTCAAGGATGAAACCTGCTGGAAGAAGGCTAACCCTCTTCTGGGCGTTATCCTGACGCAGGAATATCTGGCCGGCGTTGTTGCTCAGGCAAAGCAAATGCCGGGCAAACTGAACGGCATTCTTCGACTTCACTTCTGCTGCTGGACCGATGCCGACAAGGCTTGGATGCCACGCGAGACCGTCGAAAGCGTAATGGACGATTTCGATCCTGAAGTCGAACACGCAGACAAGCCGGTTTTCATGGGCGTCGACCTGTCCGGAAGCAAGGACATGACTGTTCTTGCATGCGTTGTGCCGACCGGTTTCAAGGAAATGGACCGCGAGGACGGATCTACCGTCAATCTGCCGACGTTTGATGCGTGGGTTGAGGCTTGGACTCCAGCTGATACGCTGGAAGCGCGAGAGCAGGCTGACAAGGCACCCTATGCTCTTTGGGTGAAACAAGGCTGGCTGAATGCTCCGCCGGGCAAGCGAATTCGATATGACTTCGTGGCCTCGCGGGTGCAGCAACTTGATCAAGCCTTCGATATCAAGGCTATCGCCTATGACCGTTACGCCTACGACAAGTTCCGCGAGGAAGTCGAAGCGCTTGGGTTGGACATTGAACATGTCGCACACCCGCAGGGCGGTAAGGTTCGGGCTCGGCCTGAGCCTGCAAAGATAGAAGCGGCGAAAGCTGCAAACCTGCCACCGCCACAAGGCTTGTGGATGCCGGGCTCGGTTCTGGCGCTCGAGGACATGATTATCGATGGTCGCATTCGTATGCGGCGCAGTCCCGTCCTTATGACCGCCCTGATGGGCGCCACCTTCGATCATGACCCGCAAGACAATCGGTGGTTTGTCAAGACGAAGGCATCGGTGCGCATCGACGCTGCTGTCGCTCTGGCAATGGCGGTTGGTGTGGCGATGGATACGCCGATTGAACTAGCCGACATCGACGACTTCGTCAACAACATGATCACCATAACCTGGTAGGAGTGCCCATGGGCCTTTTGACTTGGGTGGGGAAGCCTTTCGGGCTTCTATCCGGCCCATGGCGCGCATTCTTTGGAATGTCGACGACAAGCGGCGAGACGGTCACTTATGAACACGCCATGCAGCTTGATGCTGTCTGGGCGTGTGTGAACCTGATTTCGAATGCCGTGAAAACGCTGCCCTGCAATGTCTACAAGGGCGATGGTGTTGATGTCGACCGCGAGAATCCGCTGTACGAACTGCTGCACGACTTGCCGAACCTGGACGACAGTGCATGCGACTTCTGGGGAATGGCTGCCCTTTGCCTATGTCTTGATGGCAATTTTTTCGCCGAAAAGAAGAAAAATGGTGACCGGCTGGTAGCACTGAACCCGTTCAATCCGCTTTGCGTCGATGTAAAGCGCGATGACCGGAACAACCGCTACTACGAAGTCACCGAGCAGTACAAAAACGGCAAGAAGGGCGGCGTCCGTAAAATTCGCGAAGAAGATATGCTTCATGTCCGCGGATTGGTCATGCCCGGCTGCGACCGCGGCCTTTCACCGATTGCCGCGCAGCGCAACGTGATCGGCAATGCGATGGCCGGCGAGAAAACGTCCGGTCGTATGTTTAAGAACGGCATGATGGCTTCGGTCGTCTTGTCGTCGGATCAGGTTCTGAAAGCTGATCAGCGCAAGCAGATTGCGGAATCGTTGCAGGCATTTGCCGGTGCCGACAAGGCAGGCGGGATCGCGGTGCTGGAGGCGGGGCTCACCCCGTCGCAGATCACCATCAATCCAAAAGATGCGCAGATGCTTGAGACGCGGCAGTACAGCGTCGAGCAGATCTGCCGCATCTTCGGGGTTCCGCCTGTCATGATCGGACATGCCGCGAACGGCACGACGACTTGGGGCAGCGGGATCGAGCAATTGATCCTGCAGTTCACCAAGACCTGCCTCACGCCCATGCTGAGAAGCATTGAATCGGCAATCTACCGCGACTTGCTTGATGCAAAGACCCGCAAAATGACCGTCGTGAAGTTCAATATGGAAGGCCTGCTGCGCGGCGATAGCCAGGCGAGGGCCGAGTTCCTGCAGAAGATGGTTCAGAACGGCATTTACACGCCGAATGAAGCCAGAGCTTACGAAAACAAGCCCAAGATGGATGGTGGCGACGAGCTGATCGTCAACGGCACCATGCAGCCTCTGTCCATGGTCGGACACAACGGCGGCCCTCCGCTGGATGATGCACAGCCAAGCGCTGGATAAGGGAAATTCATGAAATTCGAACACATTTTGACGGCCTTCGAGGCCGAACCGTGGGCGATTCAGCGCGAAAAACTGGCCGTTTTGGCTGATGTTCTTGCGGCACGTGTGGCGGGCGACAAGCTCGTCACACCTGAATTTGCAGCGGCCGTTTCTGACGCTCGCGCGAAGGAAATCGCTGAAATTGACGGCAAGGTCGCAGTGATCCCGGTTTATGGCGTATTGGCCGACCGAATGGACCTGTTCTCGGCGATGAGTGGTGGCACGTCCTATGCCGGCATAAAGCGCCAGTTGCATAAGGCGTTGTCCAACGAGGATGTGAAGGCCGTTGTTCTTGATATTGATAGTCCTGGCGGCTCGGTACCGGGCACGGACGAACTCGCAACGGAAATTCGCAAACTGCGCGGCGGTGAAAAGCCGATCATAGCGCAGGTCAACTCGCTCGCTGCGAGCGCTGCCTACTGGATCGCGTCGTCTGCCGACGAAATCGTCGTTACGCCATCAGGGCGTGCGGGGTCGATCGGTGTCTATACGGCGCACGACGATATCTCTGCCGCGTTGGAAAAGGCTGGCGTCAAGCGAACCTACATTTCGGCGGGCAAGCACAAGGTCGAAGGCAACGAGACCGAACCGCTCGGCAAGGACGCGCTGGCCTACATTCAGGACAGCGTAAACCGCTCCTACGGTCGGTTTTTGCAAAGCGTTGCCGATGGGCGCGGCGTCACGAAATCCAAAGTCGAAGACGGTTTTGGTCAGGGCAGGGTGTTTTACTCTGAGGCGCTGATCGACCGGGGCATGGCTGACCGTATTGCCACGCTCGACGAGACCTTGGCTCGATTGGGCGCGAACACCGAGCCGGAATACGTACGCCGCGTAAAAGCGTCCAACGCCGCAAAGGCAGAAGCCGCGCAATTGTTGGCCAGCAAGATGGCCTCCGGCGAAGAAATCACAAAACGCGAATTCGAGAACGGGATCAGGGGACTGATCGGCTTGTCGAACTCGGAGGCGGAGCGAGCCGCATCGCTCTACTTCAAGGAACATCAGGGGGAACCTGATGCTGATGCGGAAAACGCCGCTGTTTCGGCGGCCCTCGAACGGCTTTTGGCCGAAACACGCACTTTCACCATTTAGTATCAGGAGGACATATGTCCGAAGTTTCTCTTGCCGAGAAGATTGGCGAGCTTGGCCAGTCTTTGGCTTCGATCAAGGAAAAGGTCGGCAATCTCGCGACCGATTTCACCACACAGCTCCAGCAGCACGGAACTGTTTCCACCGAACTGACCGGCAAGGTCGACAAGGCGCTGTCTGAACTCGGCGACACCACGACCCGTATCAGTGAACTGGAAAAGCGTGCCGCTCGTGAACGCGAGGACGTTGCGCAGGGCCCTCAGGACGTTGGCGATATCGTCGTAGCATCCGAAAAGTTCAAGTCGACCGACGTGTCCGGCGCGTGGCGCGGTTCTATCCGTGTCGGTATGGAGCGCGCAGACATCACGTCTGGCAACACCACTGTCGGTGCCGGTCGTTCGGCGGGAACTTCACTCGTGCCGGGACAGCGCGTGCCAGGCATCATTGCCCCGCCTAATCGCCAGTTGACGATCCGCGACCTGATTGCTCCCGGCCAGACATCGGCCGCAAGCGTCGAATTTGTCAAGGAAACCGGTTTTACGAACAGCGCAGCGCCAGTCGCTGAAGGCACTCAGAAGCCCAAGTCTGACCTGACCTTCGATATGGAAACCACGCCCGTTCGCACGCTGGCCCATATCTTCAAGGCGAGCCGGCAGATCCTCGACGACGCTCCTGGCCTTGCGAGCTACATCAACGCGCGCGGTACCTATGGCCTCAAGTTCGTAGAAGAAGGCCAGCTTCTGAACGGCGACGGCACGGGTCAGAACCTGCATGGTATTCTCCCACAGGCATCGGCGTTTGCCCCGGCATTTACTCCGGAGAACGAAACCGCAATTGACCGCCTCCGACTGGCAATACTGCAGGTCATTCTGGCCGAGTACCCGGCGAGCGGCTTCGTTCTTCATCCGACGGATTGGACCAAGATCGAGCTGACCAAGGATCTTGGCGGCAACTATATCGTCGGCAATGCCCAGTCGCCGATCGGTCCGTCGCTGTGGAATCTGCCGGTCGTCCAGACCCAGGCGCTTTCTGCCGGCAAGTTCCTGACCGGTGCGTTCAATCTCGGTGCGCAGATTTTCGACCGCATGGGCATCGAAGTTCTGCTTTCAAGCGAGAACGTGGACGACTTCGAAAAGAACATGTTCACAATCCGTATCGAAGAGCGCCTTGCGCTGGCGGTTTACCGTCCAGAGGCATTCGTTACCGGCGACGTCAATCCGCCTGTAACTCCTTAATCGTTGATGGGGCGCTTCGGCGCCCCTTTTCACGAGGAAACCATGAAAATCAAAGCGCTTAAAACGTTGGTCGGCAATTATGGCCGATTGGACGAAGGCATGGTCGCTGATCTGCCGAACTGGCAAGCCGGACCGCTTCTGGCGCTTGGTTACGTCGAGAAAGTTACGGAGGTTGGCGATGGCCGACACGAAGACACGAAAGCGCCGGGTGGCGAGCTACATCGGGGCGGGAATCGTCGATCCAAAACCGGCTCCCGAGCCAGAACCCGAGCCTGAAACGCCGCCGGAGGGTGGTGGCGATGGCACTGGTTGACCTGGAGCTACTGAAGAAACACCTTCGTGTGTTTCATGATGACGAAGATGCTGAGCTGGAAGTCTATCTGGCTGCTGCAGAAACGATCGTCGTCGAATATGTCGACCGTGAGGTCGTGGAGACCGGCGCGACGCCTACCTTGCCGGATGGTATGGTTATTACCCCGCCAATCACAGCGGCAATCCTGTTGGTGTCAGCTGATCTGTACGAGAACCGCGAACCCGACATGAAGGCCGAAGGCAACGCCGTTCTGCCACGTCACGTTCGGGCGCTACTTGCTCCATATCGGATGTGGCGCACGTTGCTGGTGGAAGAATAATGCCCTGGCTCCACTTCACAGCCACGTACGACTTCATCCCCATTCCCGCTGTGACGATCCGCTATCCGGCAGGGTACGTCGGGCTAGTGACCACGCCTTGCGCTAATCGCGCTGTCGCTGCTGGCAAGGCCGAGCGGCTTCCAACTCCCACAAAAGACGAGGCTGAAGCATGGCGAAGCGCGCAGGTGCCGGCAGCCTGAACTGCCGTTTGACGTTTCAGGTTAGACAGGAAGTGGATGACGGATTCGGTGGAACACGCGGTGAATGGGTTGACCAGTTTACCGTGCCCGGGAGGCTGGAACCGCGATACGGCAGCAATGCAGAAAGCATCATGGCCGCGCGAATGCAGTCCATGCAGCCGTACAATCTGACCATTCGCAGCAGCTCGGCGGCAAGGCAGATTACGGCGTCGTGGCGGGCATACGAC